GTGCGCACACTCATCTACTGCCGGATCTCAGCTGACCGCGAAGGCGCCGGCCTCGGCGTCGAACGGCAACGCGAAGACTGCGAACAACTCGCCGAAACCCTCGGATGGGAAGTCGTCGACACCTACGCCGATAACGACATCTCGGCGTATTCCGGCAAGCGGCGACCGGCCTACGAGTCGATGCTCGGCGCACTGAAGGACGGTCGCGCGTCGGCGGTCATCGCCTGGCACACCGATCGACTGCATCGGTCCCCGGCAGAACTCGAGACGTTCATCGGGATCTGCGCAGAGAAGTCAGTCGTAGTTCGCACGGTGCAGGCAGGCGAACTCGACCTGTCGACCCCGACGGGGCAGATGACAGCCCGCATCGTCGGCGCCGTCGCCCGACATGAGATCGACCATGCCCGAAAGCGCATGGCCCTCGCGCACGCGCAGGGCGCCGCGAACGGCAAGCCTCACGGCCGGATGCCGTACGGATATCGAGCCGTACTCGACGAGTCGGGAACGAAGATCGCGAAGCGCGTACCGCACGAAGATCAAGCGCCGATAGTCCTCGAGATCGTCGACCGGATACTGACCGGTGAGTCGATGTGGTCGATCGCGCGCGACATGAACGATCGCGGCGTACCGACGGGCGGCAACACCAAAGCGTGGCGTGCATCGAACATGGTGGAAATGATTCAGCGTCCGGTGTACGCGGCTATCCGGACGCACAAGGGCATCGCTACGCCGGGGCAGTGGCAGGCACTCATCACCGTCGAGCAGCACGACCGGCTAGTCGCGATCCTGTCGGACCCGCGTCGGCGAACGCACCAAGGATCGGCGCCGAAACATCTGCTGTCTGGTATCGCCACGTGCGGCGAGTGCGGGGCGACGGTGAAGCGTCTGAAGAACCACGGATACCCGGCGTATGCGTGCGCAGGGCCGAACCACTGCGTGTCCCGTAGTCAGGCATGGGTCGACAAACTCGTCGAGCAGGCAATCATCGAATGGTGCGACCAACTCGACCCCGCTGAACTCGAAGCGAAGGACGGGGCACCCGACTACCGAGCCGAGGAACGGGCACTTCAAGCTCGCCTCGACGAAGCGACTGACGGCTACGCGAATCAGGTGCTGACGCTCGCGATGCTGTCTCGGATCAGGGCGACGATCGAGCCGCAGATCGCCGAGGCGCAACGTCGTGCGCGTGAGTCGTCGAAGAATCCGCTCGTGTCGTACCTGGCCGGTGCTGGCGCGGCCGAACGGTGGGACGGCATGAACATCGTGGACCGTCGTTCAGTTGTGCGGGCGCTCTGCACAATTGGGATTCTGAAGCCTCCACCGGGGCGCAGACTCGATCCGGCAGACATTGTCTTAGCGTGGCTGTAAGTTCGGACAAGCCCGGTAAGAAACCGGACATTCTTCAGGCAGAGAAACGAGAACCACGAACATGCCCGACGCTATTGCTGCCGCTATCGAACGCGCGATGAGGGACCGATCTGTCACCGCCGTCGATGTGGGTGAGGCCATCAATCAACCTGTGCGCACAGTCTTCGACTGGCTCGCCGACGCTTCGTCGATGACGCTGCCGACACTCGTCGACATCGCGAATTTCCTTCAGGTACTGCCGTCTTCGTTCTTTTAGAGTCCGAGCCGACGTTCAGCGCTCTGCATGACCTGCACCGCACTCAGCCCTAGTGCGGTGCAGATCGCGCGCAGTTCGGATAGGTCGATCGGCTGACCGCCCGCAAGAATCTTCGAGATCGTCGAGCGGGGAATACCTGAAGTCTCAGCAAGCTGCATCTGTGTCATGCCTTGTTCGATCCTCGCGGCCCGCAGTTCATCAGCGACTGCTGCCGTGTATTCGTCCGCGCTACGCGCTCCCTGTGCCATATGGAACAACTTACCTGAAAGTTAGGACGTTCTGCCCCATATGGAACAGCCAAATGCTCTTCTGTTACCGAATCGTTACTGACAACCTTGGAATTCCCCATATAGAACACGTAAGGTGTCCTATATGGAACAGACCAACGCCCACACAGTTGCCGAGTCCATTCAGGAACTACTTGACGCACAGCAGATCTCGCGTCGGGAACTCTCACGACGGGCCGCAATCGCAAACACGACACTCGATCGCCACATGATCGACGACGCATTCACCGTCCCTCAGCTCTTCGAGATCGCACGGGTACTCGGCGTACTGCCGTCCATGCTGATGTCGAAGGCAGAGGCATCGCTCGCGGCATGACCCGCGAATTCACCGAAGCCGAGCGCGCATGGCTCGACAAGGTGGCAGCAGCTAGAAAGCCTGCAACGGCACAACAGCTCGATCTGATCCGAGGCGCATACGCCCGATCGCTGCCTCAGCAGCACAAGCAATCGGCATAGCGCCAACATAATTCGATTACGCCCACGGACGGCACGCGGCGAAAGCCAGCAGTGAAACAGTGTCCCGACGGTTCTATATAGGTCATCACGGCGAAGATATTAGCGACCATCACACTCGATCTCGGGTGGTCGCTTACACCGCAGAGAGGCCCGCAGGTCGGCGGGAGGTGCACACCTTTGCGAGGGAACGAAAACCGGGATGACTCGAAACCATATGTTCAACAACAACTATGGGAGAACAGTCATGAAACTGACAAAGGAAGACTTGAACGCCGTCGCATTCGCGCTCGGCATTCCCGCGAAAGAATTGCCCGCCGTAGCGCAGTCAGCTGCACGCGCAAAGGCACAGCCTAAGCCTCGGACTCGCAAATGATCGGGGTCGGTTACCTATTCGTCATAGGCGCCTACTCGCTCGCCGCTTATCTGTTCTGGCCTATCAAGTTTGAAACCGCCGACACCGCATTCGACGACGTGAAGCGAATGAGGCTCGCATGAACGAATCCGAGCTACTTCAGCATCTCGACGCGAGTATCGAGCTACGTTGCGACATACCTCAAGTCGCAGGGCATGAATGCCCGACTATCGCCGAGTTCACCGCCGAATACCACGACTGCAAAAACGGATTCAAGCATGTCCTGATCTCGCGGCGCTGCATCGAATACATCGTGTACACGGCGAACACGCGAATGACTCACTGCCGAGACTGCCAAACGGACTTGCTCGGGTGGGCGGCCTGGCTTCGCAACATTCGACCAATCAAGGAGACGAAATGACAGAGCAACCCGCACCCGAAGTAATCGACGTCGAGCCAGTATCGGACATGGTTAATCGGGCGGTGCTCGTCGCCGCACTCGTGAAGTCGATCATGGGAATCAAGTCGATCTCTTCAACCGGACTCGACGAAGTGATGAGCAAAGGCGCGAAGGAAACTGCGACCCGAATCTACATCGAAGACGGCGAGCAGAAAGAGGAAAAGCTCGGCACCGTATCGAAGTCATTCCCCGATCCGATCTCGACGATCGTCGACCCCGAAGCGCTCGACGCATACCTACGGGAAACGCGCGCAGATCAACTCGAATGCCGATACGTCCTCGGGAACCTCGAAGAGGTATACGCCGTACTCATCGAGCACGCCGAGCATCTACTGACCATCGACGAAGTTGTGCCGCAATGGATGGTGGATCTCGCGAAGAAAGAGGCACTGATCGTCGGCCGAAAGATCCCCGGCATAAAGGTCACCCGGCCGCCCGGTGTTGTAACCATCCGACCCAACACGGCCGCACAAGCGCTCGCCGAATCTGTACTCGCACAGTCCCAGATCCCGCTATTCGCGATCGAGGCAAAGAAATGAATTTTCAGATCAAAGTCGATCTTCTGAACGCCGCAAACATTCTCGAAACCGAGGGGTGGGGGCAAGAGGGCTACATCATCTCGGGCGACCCCGAAGACTCGACGTACTGCTATTGCGCTGCCGGTTCGATCCTGCGTGCCGTCGGCATCCCTCCGGAAAACATCGACCCCGATGACTACAAGGGGACTGCCAAGCAAGAGGACAGGTTCGACAGGGCGATGGACGCGCTCGGCGTATCACTGGGACTTGATCCCGGCTATGGATTCGTCAACTGGAATTCCCTAATTCCGGAATGGAACGACGCCGACGATCAGACGGCAGGCAACGTCATCGCAAGCATTCGCAAAGCTGCAGGAGAGTTGAAATGACACTGAACACAAGACAACCGACGGGCGCAGTGCCTTACCCGCTGGTGCTGCTCGAAGGCGAAGAGTTCGCCGGTAAGTCGTGGATGCTCGCCGAGCTGTCGGCGTCCGACAAGGTCGGTCGCACATTCTGGCTCGACCTCGCTGAAGGTGCGGGCGACGAGTATGGGTCGATCGACGGCGCCCGGTACGAACTGATCGAACACGACGGCCGGTGGTCGACGATCCTCGGTCAGGTGGCAGCAGCTCGGGACGAAGCGCAACGCGCAGCCGATGCCGGTGAGAAGCCCGTGGTGCTCGGAATCGACACCGTCACCGCCGAATGGGACATACATAAGGCGTACGTCGATATGCGTGCCCGCCGACGAGACCTGAAGTCAGGCAAGCTCGTCGACAACCCTGACGCCGAAGTGGTCATCGGTTCGGACCTGTGGACGATCGCCAACGACCGGCACAGGGAACTCATGCAGATTCTGAAGACGTTCCCCGGCATCGCCGTCATGACAGCGCAGGGCACCGAGGTCGCAGTGAACGACGCGAACGGCAACCCGACAGGTGAGAAAAAGTGGCGGGTCGACGCACAGAAGAAAGTCGGCTTCGACGCGACAGTGTGGGTGCGAATGAAGCGCTCGGAACCGCCGACCATCATCGGCGCCCGGTCCCGGCACATTCACGTTCGACCGGGTAGCGACGATCCGATCATCATTCCTGATCTGACACTCGAAGCGCTCGTGTTCGACATCTTGAAGTGCGAACCGGCGAAGGCTCACGTACGCGACCTACCGAGTCAGTACGACATCGCCGACATGGCCGCGATCGCATCCGTTGCGACGACACGCGAACTCGTGAATGAAGCATGGGAACTCGCACAAGACATCGAAGTGTTGGACTGCGTCACTGACAGCGGCGAGACCATCCGAACGATCCTGCAGACGCAGGCAAGCGTTATCACTGCTGCCGAGATCGAAGCCGCGAAAGTTGGTGCGTAGTGGGCAAACAGAAGACGGATGACGGGAACCTCACATTCGAATTCGACATTCATCTCACCTATCGGGCGCACGCCGAGGACGCACTGAACCGTGTGATCCTTCGCGGTAAACCGTTCTCGGTCGACGATGTGCGCGCGCTGATCCCGACATCGGTGAAGCCGGGACCGAAGGAAGTCAACATTCTGCCGTCTGTGATGGGTTCCGCGAAGAACGCGGGCCGGATCACGCGGGTCGACTCGAAGGTATCGAACCGCAAGACACGCAACGGTTCACGCGTCGGCGTATGGATTAAAGGAAAGAATCTGTGAGTTATGCAGTGGGTAGGCCGCTGACGCGTCTGACGCTCACCGGGGAACTGAACGACTTGGTCGATCCCGGCCCGGTCGTCGAGCACATTCATCGGTTGCTCGGCGTCGGGATGACACAGTGCATGATCGCTCGCGCTGCAGGCGTCACCGAGAGAACGCTCGGGAACACTCTCGGCGACCGGTGGGTGCAGACCCGTCGCGGTGTCGCCGACGCGATCCTGAAGGTCGACGGCAAGCCGCACAAACAGCAGGCGCACGTGTTGTCGACGGGCACCCGTCGGCGCCTCGAAGGGCTGGCCGTACTCGGGTGGTCATTGCGACGGATCGCTGACGAACTCGGTTGCGACCGGGCGAATCTGGCGAAGATGCGTAAGCGTCAGTCAGTCACCTTCGAGATGCATGAGGCAGTGAAGGCAGTTTTCGATCGGCTCGGTCCCGACGGTGGCTGCACGCGCACGAAACTGTGGGCGGCATCGAACGGATTTGTTCACCCGTTGCTTTGGGACGACATCGACGACCCGTTCGCTGAACCACTGAAGCTCGGCAGAGATACCGGCCCGCAGCTCGTCGACGATGTCGTGGTGCAGCGACTCGTATCAGGACGGGTCACCGACGCGACGATCGCCGAACGTCGAGCGGCATTCGCACGGCTCGACGCACAAGGGCTGTCATGCCAACAGATCGCGTCGATCCTTCGCATCACCGAGCGCACCATCGACCGCTACCGCGCACAAACACGCGCAGCATAGGAGAGCACAGCAATGGAACTCAGAATTACGAAATCGGAACTCACGTCGGCGGTGCTCGACGTACTGCGAGTGCTACCGGCGAAAGCTGTGACCCCAATCCTCGGCGGCATACTCATCGAAGCTGACTTCGCGTCAGTATCGTTCTCTGCCTTCGACTATGAACGATCCCTGACAGTGAGCGCATCGGCTGATGTGTCGACCCCTGATCGGGTGCTCGTCTCCGGGAAACTACTTGCGGGCATCGCGAAGGTGCTGCCTGCGAAACCTGTCACTCTAAAGGTCGACGGTCAGGCACTCGTCATAACTGCAGGCGCTACGCGGTTCACGCTGCCGCTGATGCCCGTCGAGGACTTTCCGCACCTGCCGAAGCCTGACGAGCCGTCGGGAACGATCGACGCTCGTGTGTTGATCGACGCAATCGAACGCGCAGCATCAGCGGCCGGCAAAGACGAGACGCTGCCGATGCTGTCGGGAATCAAGATCGAAACCGTCGGCTCTGCAATCACGTTCGCTTCGACTGACCGCTTCCGTATGTCCTGCCACACAACCGAATGGGCGCCCGGTGTCGCCGACTCGGAACTGTCGGTACTAGTCGGCGCCGCCGAGATGAGCGACCTCGCGAAGGCACTGACAGAAACGGATGAGGTGACACTGCACTTCGGCGACGGCACACTCAGCGTCACGACGGCCCGATCGACCGCAACGATTCGACTGCTCGACTGCGAGTTCCCGAAGTTCCGGCAACTCTTTCCCGCCGAATACGGCACCGTCGTATCCGTCGAAACTTCGCAGCTATCGGATGCCCTAAATAGAACAACGGTCATGCAAGGGGGTGCGCCGCACGTCCTACTTGACATGTCTGAGAAAGGGATTCGCGTACACCTCGAATCCGAGGGCACGGGCACAGTAGCCGAGTGGATCGAAGCGAACGTCTACGGCACCGACGTAGAGATCAAGACGAATGCGCAGTACCTACGGCAAGCGCTCGCCGCGACCCGCCACGACATGGTGACGCTCGGCATCGTCAAAGACAACAGGCCCTTTCTCGTGCATCCCGGCGCGCTCACATCGCCCGATATGCACATGCCGTTTTCGGCGCCCGAATCGGAATACAGGCATCTCGTAATGCCAGTCAGGAAGTAGTGAGATGGATGAAACAGCAGCCCGGATCGTTTCAATCGGGCAAACGGAACTGCTACTCGAAGGTGACTTCGATGCAAGCGATCAACTGAACTACCGACCCGGTCACGAAATCCTGATCGTCAGAAAGGTCGACATCGCTGATCTTGAATACGAATGCAGCGTTCTCGACGGCGAGATCGACGAGGCGCGCGCTGCCGCCGAGCGTGCCGAGTCTCGTCAGGCCGATGTCGAGAAACTGCTCGACACGGCACGCAAAGATCTGCAGGACGAAGAGGATTCGCACCGCGACACGACCCGGCAGCTGCACGAAGCGACACAGGAGATCCTGACGCTACGAGCACGTGCATCGTGAGATCGGACGAAAAGAACGGTCGGCGCATCGTCAGAGAACGATCGGGCGGCGACTGTGAGGCACGTATCCAAGGCATCTGCACCGGTCGGGCCGAATCAGTACATCACCGTAAGAACCGCTCGCAGGGTGGCAGCTGGGCGCCGTCGAATCTGCTGCATCTGTGCGGCGACGGCGTACGCGGCTGTCACGGCTGGATCACCGAGCATCCGGCCGCGTCGTACGCGAACGGGTGGGCTGTCCGTGGCTGCTGGAATCCCGAATGGATCGACGTACACCTCGGTCGCGAAGTCGTCCGTCTAGACGACGCAGGCAACTACCAACGAAGAAAAGAGGAGGGCTGACCGATGGCGTGGGGACTGACCGACGACAAGCTTCACAGTCATCGGAAAACGCTTCGGATACCGAGAGCGAATCGGTGCGAAGCGATGGGTCTGTGGACGCTCGTCAACAGCTGGTGCAACGACCACGGGACAGACGGCAATGTCCCACGGGACATTTGGGACGAGTTCGGGACAACCCTCGGGGCAGCCGAATTACTCGTCGCTGCAGGGTTCTGGGAGACCACCGAAGACGGTTATCAGGTCGTCAATTGGGCCGAATACAACAAGACTTCAGCGCAACTCGCCGAGAAGAGGCAAGCCGAAGCTGACCGCAAAGCGAAGTGGCGGGCAACGAAGAAAGGACAAAAGAGCAGCTCAGAGGATAGTCCCGCCGATGTCCCACGGGACAGTCCCGTCAGTCCCGAGACTGTCACACCCGCGTCCGCTCTTACCCATACCCATACCCATACCCCTAAAGATGAAGAACTACTACGTAGTTCTTCTACGTCGGCAGAGCCGCCGAGGCCGGATATCGAAGAACTCTGCGAACGACTTCAGCAACGAATCACCGAGACCGGATCGAAGACGCCGACGATCACCGCGAAGTGGCGCACCGAGGCCCGACTACTGCTCGACCGCGACAAGCGAGATCTCGGCAAGGCACTCGCCCTCATCGACTGGGCACTCGCCGATGACTTCTGGCGAGGGAACATCGCGTCGATGCCGACGTTCCGAAAGCAGTACGACCGCCTCCGGATCAAAGCCAACGCCGAAGCCGGATACGGCCCCGCGTCGTCGACCTCGGCGAGCGCGAAGGTCGCCGGATGGGGAGAGATCGCGCAGCAAGCCGACGCGATCGAGGCTGCAGCGCTCACCGAGAAAGAAACCATCATCGAACTAGGAGAAGCCGACAATGACTGACGTCCAAGCCGCTGCACGCGTACTCGCCGAGGCAGCCGCGATCGACCCGACGATGCCGAAGCCCGATCCGGTCATCGCCGTCAACTGGGCAAAGGCGCTCTCGAAGTACGACCTGCCGCTGCCGCTCATGATCGAAGCCGTCATCGACCACTACGCCGACGAGACTCGGCGCATCATGCCGGCCGATGTGACTCGACTCGGTCGCAAGATTCGGGCCGACAGGTCAGCCCGCGAATCCTCGGTCGATCGTGACCGTCGGGCACTGCACAACGATCGGCGACTCGAACTGACATCGGGCCGTCGACCGGCGACCCCGCCCGGTCCCGCATCGCCGACCCGTCGAGCCGAGGTTATGGCCGCTATTCGATCGTTCGCCGACCGTAAGGCCGTTCGCGACTAGTCAGGCACCGAATGTTCCAAATAGGGAAGTGCGGTCGATCTGGACCGCAGCAACCGCTATCGCAAGTCATCCCCAACTCACAGAATCGAGCTACATCGTGAAGTTCTCACTCTCGACAATCGTGTTCATCGTCTTCGTGATCCTCAAACTGACCGACACGGTCGCTTGGTCGTGGTGGTGGGTCGCCTCGCCGCTCTGGATCTCATTCGGACTCTGGCTGCTGGCACTTTTCGCCGTCGGATTCATCGGCGCAGTGGTCAAGACTCTGCAGGAAAGCACGGGGCGCCGCGCAAGGGATACGAAGCGTGCGCACCTCGCGAAGTTTCGTGCCGAGCAGCGCCGCGACTACCGATGAACGCAATCGCTGAAGGCGACACCGTCAGTGTGTGCGCCGTGAACGGCATCTATCGCGTCGACCACATCAGGTCCGGGTGGGCGCAGACACATCGCATCGACGAGCCAAACACAACGCCTCGCGCGTTCTTCCTCTCACGACTTACGAAGGTGGACAACACATGACGAAGCACATTATCGACGCACTGCGAGAGCGCATCGAATTCCTGTCACCGCTGGCCCGCACTGAGTACGACCACGGCACAGTCGACGGACTGAAGGAAGCCCTGACGATGCTCGAGCAGGTGCACGCATGACACAACGCGGTAAGCCTCGCGCCGAGATCGACCTGCAGAAGATCATGGATCAGCTGCCCGAACCGCCTCACCCGAAGCACACATCGGAAAGCGTGAAACCGCTCGCCGAATTCCTGTTCATGCCGATGTGCGAGACAGGTCGACCAATCCCGTTGCGTCAGTTCGCATCACTACTCGCACAGTCAATTCTGAATTGGCAGGCCGGATGGATCTTCGACCCGCAGAACCGGGCATGGGTGCAGGAAAGCGCCGGGACTGTCCTGCCGTCGCATGAGTACGTCGCACCGCTGAACGACCCGAAGTTCGACGCGCTCGACCAAGAGACGAAAGACAAAGCGCTGAACGCGATGCAGGCATTCATCGACGCGAGGAGAGCAGGGCAATGACTCGGCGTCAGGTGATGAACCTCGGTTTGATCTATCTGATCGTCGGCAACGGCCTCGGAATCCTCGGTTTCCGCAATGTCGAGGAAGTCTTTGTGTCGTGCGGATTCGCGATCGTCGTCGTCGGGTGGCACCTATGACGAACTGTGTACTGACACACCGTCGTATCGGCGACGACGGTGTGCCGGTGTGGGATCACGAAGTAGCTCGGGCTGGTGTCTTCGAGGGCGCATGCCTCTGCAAGGGGCACCTAGCTCGACTACGTGAAGTCATCGCCGGTACACCCGAGGCGATCTGCTGGATGCGGGAACAGCTCGAACCGGCAGCAGGGTTCGACGGGGACGGCAGCAAGCAAGCCAACAAGGCCGGTTCAAAGATGCCGATCTCGGCTGCCGCCGTCGACTCTGCCGACGAGACGATCGGCTTACTGTTTTCGTGGGCGCAGCTCGCCGCCGAAGAGCTGCGCACCAACCCGCCTGACATGACCGGCACGTGGAAGATCCTTGCGTCGAGATGGGCGACCGACGGCACGATGCAGGTGCAGGGGATACGCAGCGGCATGCTGCACGTCGTCGACCGCGTCACCCGGTGGCTGCTCAATCGACTCGACGAGATCATTCGGTTTCCGTGGATCGAAGAGATGGTCGCCGAGATCGTCAGCCAACGCGAAACAGCCCTCGCCCGTTGGCCGTACACCGATCGTGTGCGGCATGTCCCGACGATCGAGTGTGAAGGGTGCGGGAAGCGCACGGTGGTCATCTACCCGCCGTCGACACCGCCGATGTACGAAGTCGTCCCGGTGCTCGACGAGTACGGCGGACCGACGTACCTTGTTGAACCTGTCGGCTTCGGGAAGCAGGGACCCGCGAAGGTGCGGCGCTACACCGACGGCCGTCCCGCCGTCGCGACTGAACGGCTACTGATTCAGTCGATGCCGGTACTCGTGCAATGCTCCGACATCAATTGCGGGGAAGTGGTTCCCGAGTCGAAGTGGGGCACGCTCCGTCGGCTGTCGTTCATGGGAACGCGAATCCGATGAGCGAATGCACGTGTTCCGGCCCGGTCCCCGGCTGGCCGCAACACGAAGGGTTCTGCAGGACTTTGCAGGGATCTCGCCCCGACCCGGATAAGTGGCGATTCTGGCCCACCCCCAAACCAACAGGAGATAACTCGGATGAGCGCTGAAGTGTTCAACCCGGTTCAGATCGAGACCCGGATACATGAGATCTCGAACCGAATCGCAGAGGGCGTCAACCTGTGCGACGAAAAGTATCGCGCATATCTCGACGCTGATCGTGAGTACGACCACGCATATGCCAAGGCATACATGAGCTTTTCGGGTGCTGCACACGCAAAGAAATATCAGGCCGAACTCGACACGCAGACCGAACGCGCAGCCCGTGACGTTGCCGATGCGGCATACCGATACGTCGATCGGCGCACGAAGGCATATCAGGACGAACTGCGTGCATTCCAGTCGATCGGCGCATCGGTTCGTCAGGCGTACGGCGTAGCAGGAAGAGGTGAAGGCGCATGAATACCGCCGTTGTGGTCAAAGGGCGTGCAGTGATCTATGACGCTGACTGGCAACCGATCTGGGACAGTGAAAGTCCCAACGGAATCCCGTTGGCCGACATCCTCACAGCAGAGCCGCAGCCTTGCACCGTCACGTGGCCGAACGGTAGACGTTGGTCGGGTCGGATCGGGCTAAGCGGCGCCGGGGTTCGGTACGAAAGCGACCTCGAGTACCTGGAAAAGGCGCAGGTGTGGCCGCCCCCATTCGACGACGTTGCTCTCGCGATGAACGCAATTCGCGACGGATATGCGGCGATCGGCGAAGCCGCTGTGAGCATCTGGAATGTGATGCAACCGATCGTCGAAGCCGTTGAAACCGGGAAGCGAAAGCGCCCGCCGTTCTGGGCTGTCGACGTGACCCGTGGGCACCGGCCGAAGCGAATCGGGAATCAACCGGCAAGGCAGGGGCGACGATGAGCGCGCTCGATTGGGAAGAGCTACGGCGAATCGCGTCATTCCTCGAGGAACGCTATCGGGAAGAGGAATCGTGGGCGCATGAGCGTCAGGCGCAGGACAAACGGGACGCTGAAGAGCATCCACTGAGAATCAAAGTGCATCTGTGGGCGTCGGGGATTCCGGCAGGCGCCGAGCATCCCATCATTCCGGCGTCACCTTGGCCGGCCATCGACGACCCGGCGCGCATTCTCGCCGAGGTCGCGGCGAAACGTGCCGCCGTCGCAGCACTCACACAAGGCGGCTGCTCGTGGTGCGACGTGAACGACAACCTGTTCGCCGACGAGCTGCGTGCGCTCGCTGCCGTCTACGTCGGGCATCGCCTGTATCGAGAGGAATGGAAATGATCTGGCCTATCAAGACGGTTCGCGAGCTGGAAACCCTGCAGCTTGTGCACTTGGTGAGTTCGGAAGTACACGCGCAATCCCTGCCGTATCACCTCAGTTGGGCGGCAAAGGAACTCGAAAAGGCGGCGAAGGAACGTCTCGGTGTGGATATCGACATTCGCAACTGCGAGCACAAACTGATCGAAGAGGATCACGACGATCACACCCGCAAGTACGTTTCACGGTGGCGCCCTCTGTGGATGAATGCTGATGTCGAGTTCGTCGACGGCCCGCTCGACGGAAAGCTTTACGCCGTCCCCAACATTCACGGCCCGATCATTGCGGCGATCGAATCCGACATCGACGCATTCAGAATCTCGGGCGATCCCAATCCTCGCGAGTTCGATCTCGCGGTACCGAAGCGGATCACCTACAACCTTGCAGGGTGGAATGACCGCACCCGCAGATGGGTGTTCAGCCCTGAAGGGTCGGCGACATGAACGGCGCGAATGATTGGCCGAGCTTCGGTGACACGTGTTGCGGCCGGTGTGAAGCTGACACCTGTTACGTCGATCAGGTGGTCCAACAGATCGAAGAGGAATGGGGAGATCCGTCGTGAGCGTGCAACTCGACCTGTTCGATACCCGCGACTACGACGCCGAAGCGGAAGCGAAAGCGGCATGGAAAGCTCGCATGATTCCAGCTGATTGGGTAGCACCTTATGACTGCATGGCCGGATCTGCCGGCACTGTAGTCCAAGGATGGAAGTGCCCGGCCTGCGGGAAGATTGAGATCAACGGATTCGCTCTGTCGATCAATCACGGCATCGACCCGGAACTGCCTGGTCGCGAGGACTTACTCGATCACTGCATCAGCATGGACTTGCGGAGGGCAGACTCGTGACCGCGCCTGATCCGGGGTTGACCGCCCAGTACATCCGCGCAGCTTTGGAAGGGGAGTCGTGACGGGACTGATGGACATCGACGGGCCGGTTCCGGTCACGTTGAAAGAGGCTGCAGCGCTCGTCGGCATCTCATACTCGGGTATCAAGCATTGGACTTCGAGAGGACTGTTGACGCCGATCGCCGTGGACGAAAGAGGTTATGTCGTGGATCGAAACGACGTGTTTGCGTTGGCTGAAAAGATGCGCCGACGACGCCGTTTGCGTTCGTGATCTCTATATGGAACCATGATTGCCAGCGGCACCCCTGTATCACCACAGCGGGTGCCGCTCGCATTTCCCCTGAATTGTCCCCGCTCTCAGTGGGGTACGCGGCGACTCGCAGATCAGCCTCGCCGCAACAACTGAATAACAACTGAATAGCGACCTCGCAGCCAGCGCACGGCCCGAGGTGCAATTTCCTCGTAGCTCAAAGGCAGAGCTGCCCGCCATGATCGGGTGAAAGTACTGGTTCGAATCCAGTCGAGGAAACCAACGGGTCAGGCTTCAGCGATGAGCTGATGTGCTCGCTGAAACGACACGTGAAGCAATTCGCCGATGTCGCGAATCGGTACACCTTGATCTGCGAGTTCCTTTGCAAGCCTTCGCGATTCGGTCATCGCCTTCGCTTCAGCGTCAGCGGCCTTCGCGCGATACTCGGCGATCGACGTCACCTTCGCCGAGACATCGTCGATGTCACCGACCCGACTGATGTCGATCGTCACGTCGATGTCCTCGAGCGCCTGATCGGTGTGCAATGCGATTACCTCGCGTGCCATAAGTTCCGCTTCGCCGAGGCGTCGAGCCTGCGTGAGTGCGTCAAGTTCGGGAATGGCGACCATCCACCACCGGCCCTCTCGGGTCACGGTGGCGGTGTAGTGGCTGGTCATTTGGTGGCCTCCTTGATTACTTTCAGGATCTTGCGGTAGACGCCGGGGCTGATGTTCCGGTGTCCGTCCGGTACCTCTATCCGGTGCTTGCCGTCGGCGCTGATCCACATTGTGTGGCTGCCTTTGGTGCGGTCCGGCTGGAATCCTGCATCTCGCAGTTCCTTCTGCACTTTGCGGGTGGGCTGCTCTGCGATCATGAGATTAGTCTATCTCGCTAGACATCCTCTAGTCAAGCTGACTAGACAACTTTCTTAGGTGCTTACCCGACGGTGAGCGAACCTGCCTGACCTGCACATATTTGCAACCCTCGCACATTCGGGGGCGCGACCGAATCGGACCGAAAGACAACTCAGAGCCGAAACCAACGCGCACACACACTTCCCAGCAGTCCCGAGGTCACAAACTGTCGCCCCGACATGGTGCAGAAGCGCGTCACCGATCCCGTCTGCTCTCCACGGGTGGACGCGCTGCCTCGGACTGCTGGGATTCACTACTTCCCGATGGGGGCGTCATGCGCATTATCGGAACACTCGTCGTCGTCGCTGCCTGCGCAATCATCCCGATCGCCGCAGCGACCAACGCATCAGCCCGCAACGTCATCGTTGTCGACGGCACCGGCAATTCCGGCGCGATCTACCACGCCCCAGACATTCATCCCGGCGACACCGTCACCTATGTGACCTACCCGGCTACCGTCCTCTGGCCGTCCTACGACGAGTCGGTGCAAGCCGGTGAGCAAGCGCTACGCGCCGATCTCGCTGCCGCACCGCCCGACTCACTCGTCATCGGTTATTCGCAGGGCGCCCGCATCGTCGGCGATGTCCTCACGGAACCGCAGCAATCGGGCGTCACCGGCGTCGTCTACGCCGATCCCCGTCAGGCCGGTTCAGGCGTCGAAACGCAGATCGAGCTGCCCGGTGTCCTCGGCGCAACGATGTCCGGTGAGCGTGCACCGTTCACTGTCCCCGTCGAATCCCACTGCATCCCCGGCGACGGTGTCTGCGATTGGCATGCAGGCGACCCGGTCGGCAGCATCGTCGGCTACCTCGAACTGCACACCCGATATTTCAACTGACCTAGGAGACGCAGCTATGCCCGAAGACACTGCCCCGCAGCTCACCGAATTCGAGGTTCTCGTCGAGGATCTGATTCTGACCGCCGTTCACAAGGTGTTCGACGCATCCGGCATCGACGACGACGTTCTCGCAACGGTCGAAGCAAACGCGGATCTCGCGCTCGACCTGACCGGCGAGATCCTGCAGCAACTCATCGGCGGGGCATACCTGGCGAAGCCGTTCGATCGTGGGGGCGTGTTCCCGCTGCTCTCGCCGAAGCCGTATCAATTCGGCTACGGACTGGACGTGACACCGCCGAAACCGATCTTTCAGCCGACACAGCCAACTGTCGGCCGCATCGTGCACTACACCGACGATGAGAGCCGCCCACCGTTGGCGGCGATCATCACGGCCGTCGATGACTACACCGACGAGGGCCGAGTGTTTCTGCATCTCTTCGATCCTTCGGGCACTCGTCTCTGTGAACTCTCCCGTATCCCGTTCTCGCAGACTCCGAAGGCATTCCATTGGTCATGGCCTCCGAGAACGTAGACCTGAACAGTCCGATCGTCTGTCATTGCGGCCGATGGTTCTGCCGTCATCACGTAGAGGGGGAATCCGATGGGGATCTTCAGCAATCCGAAACCGGCCCCACTGACCCTCACTCAAATTGACGCATCACTGCGCATAGAGGCAGGCATATGGGGGAGTGCTACCGGGGGAGTACGTGCCCGGTCCCTATCCCGCATCGACGCACTGCTCGATCGCCGGTATGCGCTGCAGCCTGTGGGACACATTGCGGGGACTCTTCCCCAGGGGTATTACCCCGGCCTCAATTTGCCCCCTATGCCGAGGCCCTGACACCGCCTCAATTTGCCCACCGTGCACCACCCACCCACATACACCCGAGGGGGCGTCATGGCCGCATACCGTGCGTTCAGGCCGTGCAGTAGACCAGGATGCGGCAAGGCAGCAGTAACCAGGCACAGCAACTGTGCACAGCATCTGCAGCAGGCACGTGCACACAGTGACCGTAAGCGTGAGCGTGAAGGCAAGCGCTTCAACTACAGCGACAGTGGACACCGCACGTTCAGGCAGGCAGTGCTCGACCGTGACAGTGAGTGCGTGCTGTGTGGTGCAGAGGCAACGATCGCCGATCACCATCCTTTGAGTCGACGTGAACTCATCGTGCAAGGACTCGACCCCAACGACCCGCACCACGGTCGCGGCCTCTGCAAGAGATGCCATGACAGCCACACAGCGAAAGACGAGTCACAACTAGGTCGACAAGGCCCCAGACACTGACCGTCATGAAACCCGCACACCCCGAACCAGTCCCGTCACCATGACTTGACAAACCCGCCGACCCCACACTCACCGCCCCGACCGGGGGAGGGGGGTCGCAATCACGACAAAGTGCCTGGCGAAGCCGCTCTGTTCGGGGGGCGTACGCCTTGCCATATTTCAAAAAAATTCCCAAACCGGGGTGCGACCAGCATTTTCCCGGCACTTTCCGGTGTCCACACGCCGAAATCACACACTTTCTCGGATGAATCGAGGGCAACCATGTCGTTCATTTTCGCCTCCACACGGTCGATTCTGGGTGCTGCCGCTGACGCGCTGTATGCCGTCATCGGCGCAGTGCTTTTCAGGATCGTCATCGGCAGCTGGCGCGCATCATGAGAGACCTGAAATTTACGATCACGAGCGCCGACGACGCCACTCTGCAGCGGCTCTTCGAGGCGATCGAGAAGTGTGAGTGTCCCGGCAGCTGGACGGTGCACTTCTACCCGGAAGGTTCAGCCCGTGTCCGGCAGATCGAGATCTCGATTCAAAGCGCCGACGATGCCACTGTCGACCGATTTCAAAGTGCCCTGGATCTCGTCGACGAAGAGGCGTTCGATGCCGCCGATTGGACACTGACGCTCGGGCCACGCATCGCGATTGCCGACCCCAAAGTCGATCTGACAAATCTGTTCGCGACTGCGTTCAGCCTTCCGCTCGATCACGCCATATTCAAGGGCAAGGACTTCGACGAAGCGTGTGCGCCGATCATCAATCGCGATTGGCTGAAGTCCCGATGAGCGCCGAACTCGAATACCCGCTCGGCGCCGAGTGCGATGTCGACGCGATCGTTCAGAACGTCACCGTTCCGGCGCTCTGTATGCCGACGCTGCAGGCGCTTCTCGATCTACTCGTGCCCGGTGTGATCCCGGCGTCGAAGGTTCGCGAAATGCTCGGCATTCCCGGCGATATCGGTGCCGACATTGCGCACGGGTGGTTCAGCGCCTACGAGAGCGTGAGCCAACCGAAACCAGGACTCGGGTCGTACTCGTACGGCGAGCAGCTGCCGCACGTCGATCAGATGGCCTTTCCGGTGCTGCCCGCAGTCGGCCGGTATGGGTACACCGAGCTTTGGGGGCACCGATATGGCTAAGCGTGGCCCGAAGTCGCGGCCGAATCACCTCAAGATCGCCGAGGGTGTCCGAGAAGATCGCGTCAACCGTGACGAGCCGATACCGGCTGAGACGCCCGAGGTGCGATCGGGAATCCTCGAACCACCCATCGACCTCAGTGAGAACGCCCGCGAAGTCTGGGATCGACTCGTGCCCGACCTGGTGGCACAGAAAGTCATGACGGCGTGGGACATCGACCAATTCGCGATGTTCTGCGTATCCGTGGCGACGTACTGGGATGCGCTCGACGCGATGGGCAGTTCGATGGTCACCGAGGGCGCCTCTGGTAGCCCGATCAAGTCCCCGTATTGGCAGATCATGCGAGACGCCGAGGCCGCTGCATCCCGCATCGGTGCCCGCTTCGGGCTGTCCCCGTCCGACCGCGCAAGCCTGAAAGTCGGCGGCGACGAGAGCGACAAAAAGGCAGGCGCTGAAAGGCTTCTCGGATGAGATTCTTCGACATCGAACAGGCTGCCGAGTTCCTTGTAACCGGCTCTGTCCGAACACATCACGAACAGCCCGTACCTATCTGGGCGGGATTCATCATCGAACAACTAGCCGAAATCGCTCGGCAGAACGGAATCATCATGTCCAATCAGGATCATCTGAACGCTGACGTTGCACTGCTGATCGAAGCGAACACGCGCACCGTGGCTCTGCTCGCCGAGCAGGGCGCCGAAATCGCATCCCTGAAGGCGCAGGCACCCGAGTCGCTGGACTTCGGCCCGCTCGATGAGGTGACTGCGAAGCTCACACAGCTCGCGTCGGCAGTGCCGAGCAACCCGGTTCCCGCCGTCGACCCATCGGCCGGCGTCGACACCGCGCCGGTCGTTTCCGAACCCGTCGACACCACGGCACCCGTCGAACCTGTCCCCGCAGATCACGAAGTGCAGGCGCCGATCGTCTCCGAAACTCCGATCGCCGATGAGGTGTCGAGCGGCGAGACCGACGGCACTCACAGCTTCTGATCTGTCCCGCACTTCGGAGGTGGCCGTAAATGACACCTCTGAAGTGCGGGCATGTCTTCATCGACTCGGACGGCGACAGTTTCGAGTGCGAAGAGGTCGGCGACCACTTCTGCGAGACTCGCGCCGATCGCGCGCAGGACTTCATCGAGACCCTGTGCGTGCACACCAAAGGCAAGTACGCACGTAAGCCGTTCATCCTCGAGGATTGGCAACGCGACGACATCGTGCGGCCGATCTTCGGCACCGTCGTGTGGTCCGACGAGCACGAAGACTACGTACGCAAATACGAGATCGTGTGGATCGAGCTAGCTCGAAAGAACGGCAAGACCGAGCTGCTGGCCGCGATCATGCTCGTGTTGCTGCTCGGCGACGGCGAAGAGTCGGCCGAGCTGTACGGCATCGCGCTCGACAAAGAGCAGGCCGGTCTGTGCTTCGACGTTGCAGCGCAAATGATTCGCCTGTCGCCGCCCCTCGCGAAGCTCATCAAGATCACGCCCCACAATCGGCGCGCGAACTACATACGCAAAAACTCGATCTATCGCGTCATCGCGTCCGACGCTGGCGGCGCGCTCGGCTCGAACCCGTCCGGTGTCGCGGCCGACGAAATCCTCGCGTGGAAAAACGGCGATATGTGGACGGCGCTACGAACCGGCATGGGTTCCGGCGCGCGTAAACAGCCGATGTTCATCGCGGCGACGACGGCCGGTAACGACTCCGAGTCGTTCGGTGGGCTGCAGCACGCCGAGATGGTCAGGATCGCCGACGACCCGACCCGATCACCTCACATCTTCGTCTATCTGCGTAACACGCCGAAAGACGCTGACCCGTGGGATGAAAAGAACTGGTACTTCGCGAATCCGGCTCTCGGTTCGTTCCTCTCGCTCGACGGAATGCGCAAGCAGGCCAACGAAGCTCGGAACGATCCGACGAAAGAAAACGCATTCCGTCAGTTCAAGCTGAATCAGTGGGTGAATCAGGCTTTCCGATGGATGCCGCTGCATCTCTACGACGAGAACATCGGCGACGTGTACGAGACAGCCAAGGAAGCCCGTGAAGTGTTCGCAGGCCGCGAATGCTGGCTCGGAATGGACCTCGCCGCCCGTCAAGACCTCACCGCTTGGTGCCTGATATTCCCGATCGACGAGAACTCGTGTGATGTCCTATGGCGGTTCTGGCTGCCCGAGAGCGCATTCGAGCGACTGAATCAGCTGAACGACGGGAAACTCACCGACTGGGTCAAAAACGGCTGGCTGACCGTCACTGAGGGCGACGTACTGGACTTCGAGAAAGTCTATGAGGACATCGAAGCCGACGCCGGACTGTTCACGATCCTCGGCGGCGATGCCGATCAGTGGTCGTCCGACCCCGTCATTCAGCAAGTGCAGAACCGCACAGACATTCAAGAGATCTTCACCTACAAGAACGACTTTTCGCACATGTCACCCGGCATGAAACGAATTATGGATCTGGTGAAGCTCAAAGGCTTCAACCATCACGGAAACCCTGTCGCGCGTTGGTGCTTCGACTCTGTCGAGGCGAAGTCAGCAGCCTACGACCCCGACATCATCCGTCCGATGAAGCCGAACCGTCAGACACAAGCAAAACGAATCGACGGCGTACCCGCCGCGATCATGGCCGTCAACGCGTGGGAACAACGCGGCGATGAGGCGGTCTCTTACTACGAGGACAACGACCTTCTAGTTCTCTGACCGAAAGGACTCACGATGTTCGGTCGAAAGACTCTTCTGCAGCGTTCGATTCGCCGTAGATTCGCAGTCACCCTCGCGCAAGGCGAAGGCGAATTCATCGGCGTACTAGTCGAATCCGACGCAGATATGTACGTATTCGATGACTGCTACCTGATCGAACGCGAAGGCCGATCGAAGATCAGCGGCCGAGTGTACGTCGACCGAATCTCGGTCGCCTACTTACAGGAACTGGCAGGGGGCTAAGCGATGCTGCTTTCGGATGGTCGAACAACATCGCTTGCACCGCAGGCTTATTCAGAAACCTCGCCGGTCTCGAATCAGGGCTACTTCGTCGCCAAAGGTGGCCTGTCCCTCGAAATGCAGTACGCGACTTACGCTCACCTCTACAAGGTGCAGCCGTGGGTCGCCGTCGTCGTCAACAAGATCGCGAACCTGATCGCCCGACTCGGTGTCGGCGTCTGGAATGAACCTGACGAAGGTGGCAAGTCGGTCGACACTGCAGGCCCGTACGCGAAACTGATCGCGAAGCCCTGCCCGACGATGGACCCCTATTCATTCTGGCTTTGGGTAGCAGCGACATTCGAGATCTACGGCGAAGCATTCGTACTGAAGCAGCGCGACGACAACGGGCGCACGACCGGCCTGATCCCGATGCATCCCTCGCTCACCGAGATCATTCGGGACACCGACGGTCGCCTGAAGTACCGATTCATGGGTCAGCCGAACGAACTCTTCGACGAGTCCGAGGTAATCCCCTTCCGCTCATACAATCCCGACGGTTCGACCCGTGGATGGTCGCGGCTCGAACCGCTGCGCTCGACGCTGATGAACGAAGACTCGTCGCGGCGAGCTACGTCGTCGTGGTGGAAGAACATGGGCCGTCCGTCGATGGTTCTGTCGACCGACAAAAAGCTCGAAAAGCCTGCGAAGGATCGGCTGAGGGAATCGTTCGACTCGGTTCACGCGGGATCAGGCAAAGTCGGCGGCACCGTCGTTCTCTCCGACGGCGTCACAGCTACTCAGATGCAGCTGAATGCCGAAGAGATGCAGTACATCGAATCGCGCAAGCTGAACCGCGAAGAGGTCTGTGCCGTCTACGACATCTCGCCGTCGGCGGTTCATATCCTCGACAACGCAACGTATTCCAACATCACTGAGGGACTGCGAAGCGTCTACCGCGACACAATGATGCCGCGCCTCGAGTTCATCGAGTCGGTACTCGACACGTACCTCGGGTCAGAGTTCAACGGCGCACGGTATGCCCGGTTCAACGTCGCGGCCGTCTTGCGTGGCGACTTCGAGGCTCGTGCCGTCGCGATTGCACCGCTGGTGCAGTCCGGTGTGTTCAAGCCGTCTGAAGCGCGCGAACTCTTCGATCTCAACGATGCCGGTGAGGTCGCCGACCGACTGTACGCAAACGCGGCGATCCAGCCGCTCGGGAATCCGGCCGAACGACTGTCGGGAACATTCGCGGTCGGCGGCGCCACAACGCCCGACGGTGTGCCGATCACGCAGGTTCCGTCGACGATCCCCGGCGCCCCGCCGACGGCCGTCCCTGCAGCTCTCCCGACCTCCCTGCCGGTGCACGGCGCCCCGCTCCCTGACCCGAAGGTGCAGAAGCACATTCGGTCGCTGAACGGCGCGATCGGCAGCGGCAAGACCATGCAAGACGCCGGATTTGCGCTCGCGCAGAAGTACCCCGACGAACTCGAACAGATCCAAGCGGCCTGCCTGCAGGTTCTGGGAAGGAAACTCTGATGCCTGACATCATCCGCAAGGCGCTCGCCGAGGTCTCGCCGGTCGCCGATACCGACGACGAGCCGAACGGTTCATTCGACGTAATTCTGTCGGCGCAGACCCTCGACCGCGACGGCGACACACTCACCACCGACGGTTGGCAGCTGCCGCTACCGGATCACATCACGTTCGATTCCGACCACGGCATGTCCGTCGAGACGACCGTCGGCAGCGGTAAGCCGTTCATCAATGACGACGGCGACCTGCAGGTGCGGGGCACCTACGCATCTACCCCGCACGCGCAGAACGTGCGCACGCTCGTCAAAGAGGGACACATTCGTACGACCTCGGTTGCGTTCATGCCCGCCCCGAAGACCGAGAAGGATGCAAGCCCGAAACGCGAACTGCTGAACGGCGCGTTCGTGGCGATCCCGTCGAATCGAGATGCCGTCGTTCTCTCGTCGAAAGCTTTTGGCGCCCAAGGGTTCCATATAGATCAGAAGCTCGGCGCTCGGACCAACGAAGACGACGCATCAATGATTCAGGCGATCCACGATGCCGCACATCACCTCGGCGCCTCATGCGCTGGCGCGGCGCCGGCCGAACCCGCCGCCGACGAGAAAAAGTCGTTCACCGTCGTCGCAAAAGGGCTGACCGGCAGCGTCGAAGATCTACGCGAACGGGTCTCGTGTGCATTGCGTGCAACGACCGGCCCGGACGAATACCCGTGGATTCGCGCAACCTTCCTGACCTCTGACACGGCAGGTTCGATCGTCTACGAACTCGGCGACGACACACTGTCGCGATCATTCACCGACGACGGCACGACCGTCACTCTCGGCGCCGAAGTCACAGCCGTTCGGCTCGTGACAAGCGTTGCCCCGGTATCGAAATCGGTCGAACCGACCGATCTGCGTACCCGCTTCGAGGACTTCCTGAAGTCGCTCGACACCACTACCACCGGCAGCACTGCCGGTCAGTCGCAAGATTCCGCGACCACTTCTGCCACGACCGCCGCCCCGACAGGGACCGCCGCCGTGACCGACGCGACCGCCGATGACGTGGCACTGCGAGCGAAAGCGCTCGAAATCCAGCTTGGCGCAACGGCGCTCGGCACACCATCGACGAAGGATCACGAATGACCACCGAAAACGAACTCAAGTCCCGCGCGCTCTCGCTGCAGGCTGAAGTGTCGGCGAAAATGGCCGACCCGAACCTGACCGGCGCACAGAAGGCCGAGTTCCTCGATAAGGCCGAGAAGGAAAACGGCGAGATTGCAACGGGGATGAAGAACCTCGAGCGTGCCCGTCACTTCGCGGCCGGTAACGACCTCACCCGAGGCGACGGCACGCCCGTCGAGACCCGCGACAACGGCGAAGCGCACTACGCGCAGCTGAACGACACCTTCGCGCAGATGAAGGCGCACGCTGCAGGAAAGAAGCAGGGTAACTTCACCTTCGAGCTGAAGGCGCAGGGAACGACCGGCCTCATGGGTGAGGCCGCTGCAGGCACCACGGCGCCCGGTGCGCTCGGCGCCGGTAACTACTTCCTCGGCGGCGCAGCTGGCGCGTCGATCGCCCCGCAGTTCCTTCCCGGCATCGTCGAGCAGCAGTTCTATCAGCTGACCGTCGCGGATCTTTTCTCTTCGACTCCGGTCGATTCCCCGGTCGTGACCTACGTCCGTGAAACGGCGTGGGCGAACGGCGCGAAGGCGACCAACGAAGGCGAGACCTACGGTCAGTCGACCAACGGTGTCGGTCGCCTCACCGAGCAGGTCGGCAAGGTCACGAACTCGGCGAAGGTCACCGACGAAATGATCCAGGATGCTCCCTACTTCTGGTCGCTCGTGCAGCGTCGTCTGCCCGAGGGTCTGAAGCGTCAGGAAGAGGTGCAGCTGATCGCCGGTTCGGGTATGCCCGGTGTCAACGGCCTCCTGAACCGCACTGCTGGCTTCACGCAGGGGACGGCTGGACTCACCGCAGTCACGAACGTCGCCTTCCCCGCTGCAGCGACCGCAGGGGCCGGTACCAACTCGGGCACCGTTGCGAGCCTGACGCCCGGTCGTCAGATCAAGGGCACCGGAACCACGGGCACCGCCCCGACCGGCGTACAGATCGCCGAAGGAATCTTCGCCGGTCTGAACGACATCCGGTTCAAGACGTTCTTCGAGCCTGACGCGATCCTGATGAACCCGCTCGACTGGGCGACGATCCGGCTCGCGAAGGACTCGAACGGTCAGTACCTCGGCGGTTCGTTCTTCGGCACCAACTACGGCAACTCGCAGAGCATCGCCTCGGGCGGCGCCGTCGACACCGGCCTCACCCTGTGGGGCAAGCGCGTACTGACGACTCCGGTCATCCCGCAGAGCTTCATCCTGCCCGGTGCCTTCCACACAGGTGGAACCGTCCTGCGTCGTGGCGGCCTCACCGTCAGCTCGACCAACACGAACGGCACCGAGTTCGATCAGGGCATCTGGAGCGTCAAGGCGGATGAGCGTATCGGTCTGCTCGTCGAGCGGCCGGAACTGTTCGAGCTGATCCAGCTCGCCAACTCCTGACCCGTCCCGAGGGCGCCCCCAATTCCTAAGGGGCGCCCTCGGTTCGACCGAAAGGATCGACATGTACGTCAGCTATTGCAACCCGTACGACTTCGAGCGCGCGCACGGATACAAGCCCGGTGAAGAGCCGAACACCGATATCCCGCAGGCGGTCGACGACGGCACACGGCAAGTCATGACCACCGACGGCGACGGCGGCTCGAAGGTTGTCACCGCGAAGGTCGTGACTCCCGACGACACGGGCGTGAAGACGAAGTGACCGGCTTCGCGACACCGGCCGAACTCGACGAGTTCACCTCGGGATCGCCCGATGCCGCGATTGCATGGGCGACCGGATTCATTCGGGACTACACGCACCAAACACTCACGCTCGTCGAAGACGATGTCGAGATCTGTACGGCGCGGCCCGACAACACGATTCAGCTGCGAGAAATGCCCGTCGGCAATGTCTCGCTCGTCGAAGCGTGGACCGTCGACGGGTACATGCCCGTCACCGGCTACCGATGGAACCCTCACGGGCTGCTCGACTGCCTCGGCTGGCACGTGCACGGCAATCAATTCCGAGTGACCTACACGCACGGCTATGCCGACCTTCCCGACGGTCTAAAGCAGGTCACCCTCGAACTCGCCGCGATCGAACAGTCGAACCCGACTGGCCTCGCATCGCGGCGAGTAGGGGAGAAGCAACAGACCTACGTCACGCGGGGCGCAGGGATCGGACTCACCGAGTTTCAGAAAACAGTGCTCGATAGGTACGCAATCGAGGAAGTCTCGTGAGTCGGCTCGGCGGCGACACCGTCACCGTCGTGTCCGAGCTGCCGGTGCTCGACGATGCCGGTCACCCGGTCGTCGACGACCTCGGCATCGCCGTCACCGCCGAGCATCGTGTGCTGTACGAAAGGCGTTGCTCGTGGGAATACACGGGCGGCACCGAGACGAACTCGAACGTGAATCCTTCCGAGATCGACGGCCGAGTGTTCATGCCGCCGGATGCCGTTGTAACCGAGTCGGACCGGATCGAATACCGCGGCTTGTCTCACGCGGTGCAGACACCACCGAGGCTGTGGACGGACGAACTCGGGCGCCCTGACTATCTGCACGTGGTCGTCCGATACTCGAAGGGCTAATCATGGTTGGACTCGACCCCATGCAAGTTCGTACGCAACTCGAATTGCAGGCAGAAGGATTCCTTGCGACCTCGCTGACCACGCAGGCCGCTGCGCTCGCATACGCCAAAGATGGCGCGGAGTACGCGAAAGGCATTGCGCCGGTCGCTAAAGCACCTCACACGCTCCCATCGGGCTATGTGGACAATCCCGGCGATTATCGAGACTCGATCGAAGGTGTCGCGATGTTCAAAAACGGTCGGTGGATCGGCCGAGTCATCGCCCGCGACTACAAGGCATTTTGGATCGAGTTCGGCACGAAGCGATGGGCGAAACACGCTGTGCTGCGTCGCACCCGCGAATATGTCGACGGTCGGACGGTCTGATGACAACGCACTACGCATCAGCCGAGCAGGTTCTCGTCGCCTATCTGTCGACCGTCCCCGGTGTCGGCGGCTGCAGCGTCGAGATGCCGGCCAATCCGGCGTATCCGTTCATCCTGGTCACCAAGGTTCCGGGTACGGGAACGGACAACGGAATCACACAGTCGGCGATGGTCGACATCGAAGTGTTTCACCCTAATCGGTCTGCAGCAGAAGCTTTTACCCGTCCGGTGCATCACTTCATGCTTCACCTTCGGCACACACACATAGGCGGTGTGCTGATCGACAACGTGCGCCCGAACGGTGCCGGTTTCGGCTGGCTCGACTACCAGGACGCAGACGTAAACCGCTACCTCGCGATTTACACGATCGACTCCCGCATCACCGCCCAACCACTCTGAAAGGCTTGACAATGCCCACGACACAGACATGGGATTCGATGTTCGGCGGCAACCCGCAGAACATCTTCAAAGGGCTGTACGGTTCGTTCCTGGTCAAGGACTACGACCCGAATTTCTCCCTCGCGAACTACACCCCGTTCGACTCGCTGACGGGTCAGCTGAAGTCGACGATCCTCACGACTGACGGGTGGATCGACACCGGTTATCTCGACGAGAACGGCGTCGAGTTCTCGCCGAACTTCGCGACTGCCGACACGAAGGCGTGGCAGTCCCGTCAGTCGCTTCGCACCGACTGCACCGATGACAGTGAGTCTTGCTCGTTGACGGCGCTCGAATCGAAGCCGCTGATCGACGCGCTCGAGAACAACCTGCCGATTGCTTCGATGGGCGGTATCGGACAGGTCGGATACCAGTTCACGAAGTCTCGCGTTCCGGTCGTTCGTGATCGTCAGATCCTGTTCATCGGTGTCGATTACACACTCGGACAGCCGAACATGATCTCGAAGATCTATTCGCGTGCGCAGATGACGAAGCCTGATAAGAAGGCTTTCCAGGCGAAGACCGAGGTGCAGTCGAAGCTCATGTTCAACGCGCTGCCCGATGCACTTTCCGGCTTCGCTGTCCGCACCTTCCGTGAGGGCGCCGGTTGGCGCGCGCTCGGTGGTACCACTTCGGCACCCGGCACCCCGGTCGCAACGGCACTCGCGGGCGCAAAGGCGACCCTCGCATTCGCGGCGCCCGATTCCCCGAACGGCCCGTTCACGTACAACGTCTTCCAGAACGGTTCTGTCGTTCCCGTCGTCTCGTCGAACGTCACCGTCGGCGGCACCTCTGCCGCACCTGTCCTGACCGTCTCGGGACTGACAGCGTCCACTGCCTACACGTTCACCGTGCAGGCAGTCGGCGGCAACCTGTCCGGTTCCGTCCCCTCGGCTGTGTCGAACTCCGTCACAGCCATCGCGTAACACCCTCTGAACGCCCGCTCGCGTGTCTGGGCTGGACACGCGAGCGGGATTCCAGCCCACCAGCCCAATCACATCGAAGGAAAAACCATGAGTGCACCACTGCCCACCACACCGATGTCCCTCGAAGCTCTGCGTGCGCAGGGCGTCGAATCGCTCGGCGGCGAGCCTGGCATCGAAATCCAGATCACCGAAGGCGGCGAGATCTTCACCGTCCCGAATCCGCTTCTCGTCGACGACACCGTGCAGGAAGCTCTGCCCGACGCGAAGACTGCGATTCAGATCGCTACCGCGATCCTCGGCGAAGAGACTCACGCCCGATTCATTGCTGCCGGTGGTCATTCCAACGATGTGATGCTCGCGTGGCGCATGCTCACCGAGCACATGAATTCCCCAAAACTTCCGAGGTAGCTCATGTGCTGCGTCGAGTGTGCAACAAGCTCGAAGCAGATCTTCAGCACTATTACCCCGGTCGCCGGATAGCCGAGTATTGGCGAACGATGTTTCGCGGTACTCGCGAGATGACATCTCGTGAGCTTTGGGTCTTGTTCGACGAGCTACCCGAGGACTCTCGATCCAAGGCTGCGCTATCTGGCGACCCGTGGGGAATCGACCGGCATCTGCTGGCGACCGTTGTCGACACCATCAACGCGCACCGTTACGACGGCAGCGAAGAGTCGGCACCGCAGATCGAGCGGCCCGGTCGTACAACGGCAAAGGCTCAGGCTCGTGAAATGAGCAGGCGCGCACACGATGCCGTCATGTCGCTGCTACGCGGCGATGTTCAGCTCGAAGGTTTGGAGCTGATCGAAACAACTGAATAAGGGGTACATCTATGTCCGGTACCGGTCCCGTCTGGTTCGATATTCTGCCCCGAATCGTCGGTATGGGCGAAGCCTCGGGCAACATCGTTCGCGAATCCGTCAAGGCCGGTGAACAATCGGGCAAGGGATTCGCTGACGCTTTCGCTCAGATGGTCACCGGCTCGACGGGTGAAGTCACGGGCGCCGCTGAGGCGCAGATCAAGTCCCTGCAGACGGTGCTCGAAAAGTCGTCGATGCAGATCGCTGCAGCGAAGGACAAAGTCGCTGCAGCATCGGGCCGGGTGCTCGTCGCCGAAACGAAAGAGGCTGAGGCGCGCGCGAAGTACGCGGCCGAATCCTCTCAGGTCGTCGCAGCATCTGTCCGCACCGAGGAAGCGAAGCGTCGAGAGGCTGCAGCGTCTGCAGCAGTCACAGCGGCCGTCGCTGACGAGACAGCAGCGCAGGAAGCTCTCGCAACTGCGCAGACACGGGTCGCTGAAACCTCGGTGACCTCTGGCGCGAAGCTCGGCAAGGCTGCCGGTCTCATGACGGCCGGTTACGTCGTCGCGATCGGCGCAGCAGTGAACGCTGCCGGTGACTTCGAGCAGACACAGGAACGCCTCGTCACGACGGCCGGCGAGTCTCGGGACAACCTCGACATGGTTTCCGAGGGAATCCTGAACATGGCCGGTCAGGTCGGCTATTCGGCCGGTGAGATGTCGAAAGGCATGTACACGATCGAATCGGCCGGCTACCACGGCGCCGACGGCCTGAAAGTCATGCAGGCAGCTGCGCAGGGCGCACGCGCTGAAGGTGCTGATCTCACCGAGGTCACCGACGCCGTCACGACCGCCCTGCACGACTACCACCTAGAGGCCGATCAATCGGGTCTCATCACATCGAAGATGGTCACCGCAGTCGGTGAGGGTAAGACGACGTTCGGCGAGTTCGCATCGTCGCTGTCGTCCGTTCAGCCTCTCGCGGGTGCGGCCGGTATCTCGATCGACGATCTGTACGGATCTCTCGCGGCTATGACCGCGTCGGGTATGTCGGCAGATCAGGCAACACAGAATATGGCTGACGCGATCCGGCACCTGATGTCGCCGACGCAAACGATGACGAGTGAGCTTGCGCAGCTCGGCATCAACTCGGCTGATCTATCTGCGAACCTCGGGAAGAACGGCCTCGCGGGGTCGATGCAGGAAATCTCCGAGGCGATCCTGAAGCAAATGGACCCGTCGGGTAAGGCTCTGCTCGGCACGTTCAACGAGTCGAAGCAGGCAACTGAAGCCGCTACCAAGATGTTTCAGAATCTGTCACCCGAGGTGCAGAAGCTGGCGGCACAGTACCGCGACGGTTCGATCACGTCGAAGCAGTGGACCTCGGCGATTCGAGGCATGACTCAGGAAAACAAGACTCAGGCCGGTCAGTGGGCGACCACGCAGGCAAAAACCGAGTCGTTCAACAATGCCCTGAAGTCGGGATCGACTGACGCGCAGACCTTTACGCAAGCTCTGTACAAGGCAACCGGCGACAGTGCATCACTCGGTGTCGCACTGATGCTCACGGGTGAGAACGCCGAGAAGACAAACGACAACATCGCCAACGTCGCCAACACGACGACCGAAGCCGACGGCTCGGTGAAGGGCTGGCACGACACGCAGGAAACCTTCAATCAGAAGCTGAACGAATTCAAAGACGGCCTCGGTGCAATCGGCATCAAGATCGGAACTGACTTCCTTCCCGCGGTGTCCGACCTCATGGGTGGACTCGTCAGCGTCGGAACCTGGCTGACTGATAACAAGTGGGCACTCGACGCAATCGTGATCTCGATCGGCGCAATCGCAACAGGATTCGTCGCATGGAAGATCGCAAGCGGCGTCATGGCGGTCATCAATATCAGCACGCTCGCCGCATCGGCAGCGATGGGAATGTTCGCCGTCGCCGAGGAAGGCGCAACGGTCGCAGCCGACGAGCTGGCCGTCGCTATGGCAGCGACGGGATTCTCCGAGATCGTCATCGGCATCACGGCGATCATCGTCGGACTGGCAGCACTCGTCGCGGGCGTCATGTACGCCTACAACCATTGGGCATGGTTCCACGACTCGGTGCAAGCCGTGTGGGAAACCATGAAGAGCTTCGGTTCGTGGGTCGCCACGACAGCATCGAATATCTGGGAAAAGCTCACGCACGCTTGGGGAAACGTCGAGCATGCGATGGGCAACGTCGGGCATGCCTTCGGCAACGTCGGTCATGCCTTCGAGAACGTCGGTCACGCGATCGGCAACGTCCTCAATTTCATCGACAAACTGATTCGTGTCGTCACGGCCGTCATTCTGACGGTGCTGATCGCGCCGATCGTCATCGCCCTTCACCTGATGGGCGATACGTGGAACTGGCTGTACGAGCACGCAGTTAAGCCGGTCATCGACCTGATAAAGCTCGAGATCCAGGCACTCGGCGTCGTCGTCCGGTGGATCAACGACGAGATCTTCCAGCCCGTCCTGCACGCGATCGGCGATATCTGGAATTGGATATGGGCGGCAATCATCCAGCCCGTCATCTCATTCATCAAGCTCGAGTTGCAAGCGCTCGGTCTCGCGGTTCACTTCGTCAACGACGAAGTCTTCCAGCCGGTCATGCATGCGATCGGTGACATCTGGAATTGGGTTTGGGATCACGTCATCTCGCCTGTGATCGAGTCGATCAAGTCCGGCATTCAGTCGTGGGGCGACAAGATGAATTGGATTCACGAGCATGTGATCCAACCCGTTTCCGACGGAATTCACACGGCGATGTCGAGCATCAGTGACGCCTTCAAAAACACTGTCGATTGGATCGAAAAGCAGTGGGGGCGTGTCGAAGGGATCGTCAAAACTCCCGCAAAATTCATCATCGACACGGTCTATAACCAAGGGATCGCGCCGGTATGGAACGGGATAGCCGGTGTCTTCGGACTCGGCGACATCAAGACAGTCGACGTGTCGAACTGGGCCGGTGGTGGCATCTACTCCGGTCCCGGCATCATCCCCGGATACGCGCCGGGGCAGGACACGGTCAACGCGAAACTGTCACCGGGTGAGTCGGTTCTGACTCCCGAAGCGACACGCCTACTCGGTCCCGAGTTCATCCTCGGAATCAACGGCATGTCCGGTCGGCCGGGTGGCAACGAAACCAACGGAATGCCGATCCTGCATGCTGCAGGCGGTTTCTTCGGCGGTATCGGTGACTTCGTCAGTGGCGCATGGGATGACGTGAAGAGCGGCGCGCAGCTGCTCGAAAAGATGGCTACCGATCCGGTCGGCGAACTGAAGGATCTGTTCGCCGGAATGATGGGTAAGACCGACGAGACTCCCGGCGATCAATCGCAGTGGCTGAACTCGCTGAAGGCGATGCCGGGGCACTTTCTCGATGCTGCTGTCGACAAGGTGAAGTCATGGTTCGGCGCTCACCCGTCGGCCGGCCGATCCGGGTCGATCAACGGCAACATTGTCGGCGTACCCGGTTCGGCGCCCGCACTGACCGATGCAGCTCGAGGAATCGAGGGCGTCGATTACGTGTGGGGCGGCTGGGATAACGGTTGGCTCACCGACTGCTCTGGTGCGCAGTCGATCCTGGCGAACATTGCTGTCGGTCTCGACCCTATGGGTGGTGGTCGCACAGCGACGGGTGGTGAAGATTCATTCCTCGCCGCTCGCGGATTCCTGCCGGGTATCGGACCCACCGGGTCACTCAACATCGGTTGGTTCAACGGTGGTCCCTACGGAGGTCACACGGCGGGCACTCTGCCCGACGGGACCAACGTCGAAATGGGTGGTGCACGCGGTAACGGTCAGTTCGGCGGCAACGCTGCCGGTGCCGGAAACAGTGAGTTCACCGACCATCGTCACCTTCCGCCCGAGTTCTTCAACGGCGGCGCCGTAGTGCCCGGTCATTCGGGCGGTCTCTTCAACTACGGAATCTATGACGGTGGCGGCACGATCGTCCCCGGAACGACGCTCGTGCAGAACGACACTGGGCAAAACGAGTACACGCTCGATGCCGGGGCAACCCAAGCGCTGAAGACGATCGTCGCGGCGATCACCGGCAGCGCACAAGGGATCTCCGATCAGGTGTCGTTCTCGCCGCCGAGCATGCAGGCGCCGGGAACACAGGCAGTCGTCGATTCGGGCGGCACGGCGACGATCACTAAGCCTCGCACGCTCGACGACGTGAACAACGAATATGCGGGCAAGTTCGCGCAGTTCTTCCAGGACAACGCGAAAGACATATTCGGTTCTGCTGCAGCAGGGTTCGGTGGTCTGTTCATCAAGGACTACCACGACAACACGGGTCGTAACGGCCTGGAAAACGCGCGCAACATCGTTCGCGAAATGAATGCTCACGCGGGAAGCGGGTCACGATGACAGAACTCGCTCTGACGGCTGCTGCGTCCGTATGGGCGCAGCAGTCGCTGCTGCATGACGGCCTCTCGGTCGTCACGTGGGTCGGGTCGGATGGGCAGCGTTGGCCGCTTTCGGGTGGCCTCGCTCCCATCCCGCCCGCCTCGGGCGTACTGCTGCAGACAATCAAAGGACTCGGTGCGCCGTTCACGCACATCGACCAACAGGGCGCACATCAGGACGGTGTCGACTATCTCGACACTGCCTTCGACAAAGCAATGATCGACATGAAGATCAGTGTGCAGGCGCCCGATCCGAAGAGCTACCGGCGTACGTTCCGTCAGTGGCTCTCCGGATGGGACCCGCACAAGCAGGGCAAGTTGTCGTGGTACACGCAAGAGTGCGGCGAATGGTGGATCAAACTGCGTGCAGCGCAGGACGTATCCGACGCACTGTCTGCCGGTGCAGTGTCTGCAGCGGAATTCAATTGGTCTGCACGCGCCGACTTTCCGTTCTGGTCTAGCTTCGACTCGACCTCGAAGACGTTCATCGCGTCGGCATCGACCGACCAAGGATTCCTGTCACTCTGGAATCGCGGCACCGAGGACGGTTGGCCCCGGTACATCTTGCAAGGACCGGGGATCTTCACCTTCGGCGACAACGGCGGTCCCCGAGTTCTGAAAATGACTCTGCTCGCCGGTCAGAAGGTGCTGATGACATCACTCCCGAACCGTCGCACGGTTCGCGAGCTAAACACCAACACCAACCTGTATCCGAACCTCGTCGGCAGGTTCTCGACGCCCGTGCACGCAGGCAAAGAGGTTCACGTGCCGGTCACCATCACCGGCGCAACTCCCGGCGTCTCGTCGATCGCTGCCGCTCTCACACCGCTTCGGAGGTGGCCTGAATGACAACTCTTGCACCGGATCTCACCACAACCGACCCGTGGGAAGCGTTCATACTCGCCGATCAGTTACTCGAAGAGGAAAAGAACGCGCTCGCGTTGCCTCTCTTCAATGTGACGATGTTCAACCCGATCTATGGTGCGATCGGCGAAGCGAACGACTATGTGTCGGCGACGGTGACGTTCAAGCGCAATGCAGTCGGCACAGGGACTCTCGTCTTCAAAGGTTCCGACGATCTCGCCAACTACGCGGCGCAGAACTGTAAAGACACGGTCGTCGGAATCACCGTCGAAGCGAACGGCACGCGATGGTCCGGCCGCGTCGACACTGCCGACGACGACACGGTCGACGGCGTCAACACGATTACGTTGCAACTCGTTTCGGACTGGAATTGGTTCAACAAGATCATGGTTTGGCCGACATGGTGGGCGCCAATTCAATTCCAGCCGATCAAAGAAGCGATCTATATCGGGCCGGCGAAAACAGTCATCCTGACCATGATCGCCGAGCAGCTGATTCGGCTGCAAACAGGCATGTGGGAACTCGTCAACAACATCACCGATCCGACAGCATGGTTCGGAACGATGCTGCAGAAAGAGGGGCTGCTCACCCCGTGTGCGATCGTGCCGCCCGACTGGCTGCACGACACATCGAAGTGGGTCGCGATTACAGGTCGCATGGATTCCGTTGCGGCACTGACGCAGCAGATCCTGAAAGACGAAGGTCTCGTACTCTCGGCTGAACTCTGGCTACCCGGCGACCCGCAACCGGCACCGAATCACTACACGCTCACCGAGCCGACGATCGTCATGGACGTCAAGGATTACTCGACGGTCGCGGGGCTGACGGGCACCTTCCTCGACGGCCTGATCCACGATGTCGTCGACATCGCCGACACGGCGATCGGTGAGATCGTCGGCGCGATCAATCACGCCGACTCTGGGTCGAACCTGACCCTGTCGAGCTTGCTCGGATTCGACTCGAAACCGTCGTGGGTACTCTTCGAGGACGGTCCGAAGTCGGGCATCCGCGAATCGCACCTTTCGGCACACCATCCGTTGGCGTACACCGTGATCGGTGGCGGTAAGAGTCCCCAATGGGTGAACAAACTGATCGACCTCAGTGTGGAATATCTACTCTCCGCGATACTGACGGCGATCGGCGGCTCGGGCATCGCGAGCACGCTACTCGACGGAATGTTCGACGACATCGTTCTCGCATTCCAACTCGTCGAGAACTATCCGCGACGCGCCAAACTGGGCCGATTCGGTTACCCCGAGTTCTTCGCCTCGACAGGCTCGGCGGCATACACCGTCGATGAACTCATGGCACTCGAATCGGCTATGTGGGACTCACGCGGCTACCTGGCGTATTCGCTTGTCGTACAGGATGGTTACCCGTACTCGTACGGACGCGACTACGTCATCGGTTCGGCCGTGTCGTGGGTCTACAAGGGCAAGTTGTACACCGACTACTGCACCGAGGCGACACTCGTCGACGACCGAACGAACCGCATCACCTGCACGCCGAAGATCGGCGACGGTTCGGCGCAAGAGTCCCCGTTCGCGAAGCTCGCTCGCAAAGAGCAGCAGTTCGCGAATGCCTTCAAAGCCGCGTCTATGCGGTCGAACTGAGAGGCCCAAAGTGGCAACGTATCTCGTCAATACCGACGGCTCGATCACGTGGACCGGAACGGTCACGTTCTCGGGTGCAACGGATGCACTGGCAACAGGTGTCGCAACGCTGACCCTCACACCCTCGGGCGGTGTCTCGTCGCTGCCCGCACTGGTGACCGGCGACCCCGGTCTGCCGCCCGTATTCCGAAACGTCACTGTCACCGAGGTCGCGGCCGGGTCGGCGCTGCCCGCCCCGGCCTGGACTCTCGTGTCACCCGGTGGTCCCGGTGTCGCATCGGTGTACGACCTGACGATCTCGGTGCACGCCGGGGCGAAAGGCGATCCGGGCACGAACGCGTCGATCTCTGCCGCGTCCGATGTGTCGGGCACCCTCGCCGACGGCACGGTGCTCGTGTACAACGCGAGCACATCGAAGTGGGCGGTATCGGCGCCGAAGCGAACCATCGGGCCGTACACGATCGCGTCAGCATCGTTCACCGCGTACTCGGGCACCGCAGCTCGGGCGACACTCGCCGCGATGACGATGCCCGCGCAGCCGTGGGACTGGCGCCCTCGGGTCTCAGGTCACTTCTACGCGATCGGATCGGCGACGACGCACATCGACGCCGAAGTACGCATCGGCGACGCCGTGACGGGCGATCTCGTCGGGTACGGCCTGGGACTCACATCCCCGACTGCCTTCCCGATCTCGATCGACCCGCACTTCGGGTCGGCTGTCCCGTCGAGCGCGACGTACGGCAAGGTCGCGGCCGGGGCGACGGCGACGATCACTCTGTCGGCAGTACGCACAACGGCCTCGATCGACGCATGGCAAACCCTCGCCGATAACGGTCAGTTTGTCGTCGAGATCGTCCCGGTCTGATGGCACTCGATCCCCGGCTTATCAAGGGTTTCAGTACCGCGATCTTCGACACCGTCCTCGCGAATCTCGGTGACACGATTACCGGCGTCTCAGGTGGGCTCATCAACCTGTCTGCGTGGTCGGCGAGCTTGCGTGCCGATGCGACTGCAGCGCTTAACAACGCGGCTGCAGCGACCGCGCAAGCCGTCACCGCACAGAGCACGGCGTCGACTGCGTACGGCATCGCTACCTCGGCGACGACGCTCGCAACTACGGCGCAGGCGACCGGCACGAACGCGCAGGCATCGGCCGACACGGCGGCGAGCCAAGCGGCGGCGAATGAGTCAGCGATCATCGCGGCACAGAATCAGCTTTCGACGACGGCGCTCGCCCTCATCACGAAGGCGAACGCGTCCGATGTGCCGAAGAACGTGCCGTCGTGGTTCAGCCTCAATCCGCTCGAAGATGTGTCGTTTCCCCGAATGGACATCGACAACGCGATCGCCAACGTCAAGACCGGCAGTTACGGCTCGGTCGGTGGCGACCTGTTCGGCGGTCAGATGCAATGTGGTGCGGGTGGTCAAGATGGATCTGACACGTACATCGGTTTCTATGCCGGTGGCACGTTCACCCCGGCCTCAGGCGCGCAACAGTTCGTGTTCATCAATGCCACCCGCGACCGGATCTACAACACGGTGGGCGTACTTACCGGCGTCGGTAGCGTTGCATCGCCTGCAGCGCTCTACATCTCAGTGTTCAAGATGGACAAAGATGCGACGACGGGACTGCCGAACGGGAACCTGACACGGCTGTACCTCTCGCCCGATCAGTCGTCGCTCGTCACCTCGGCGGCGCAGGACGTACGAATCAACCTGCCGTCCGACATCGTCGCGAAGGCAGGCGATTGGTTCGCCGTGGGAATCCTTCAGGTCACCGCTGCAGGCAAGACACTCCGATCACTCAGCTGCAAGGTGACGAAGGCGCTGTCGGCGGTACCCGGCCTCAACCCGTCGAAGCCCGTCATGACGATCACCGGACTGACGAGCACACCCTCGACCGTGGCGAAGGCTTCACTCGACACATCATCGACAACGGTCCCGTGGGTATGCCTCGGTCAGACATCGGGTCTCGTCAAAGCTGACTACCCGGATCTGTTCGATCGCGCCGACGGTTCGACCCTCGGGCCGAACTGGGCGAACTACGGTCCCGGCACGATCGGCATCAAGTCGAACGATGCCGCACCGGGCGTCAACCCGCCGTCAAACGGGGGCGGTTCGACGAACGTGTGGTCAGAGGGCGCGATCTGGTCGACACCGCTCGCAACGGATTCGATGTCGGTCGCGTCGTCGCTGGCCGGTCTCACGAACCCGCAAACCTCGTACCTCGTCGCGCGCAGCAACGGCGCGATGACGAGCTATGTCGCGGTCGGTATCGCGCCGAGCACACTGACGATCGTCACGGGTGCCGGTATCAACGACAGTGATCGAACCGTGAGAGCGACCCTGTCGACGACCATCCTGACCGGCGATCTGATCGACCTGCACGCCGTCGGCAACACATACACCGTCTACCAGAACGGCACACCCGTTCTCACGTGGACGGACAGCGGCGGCATCGTCCCCATCGGCGCGGCCAATCGCTACGCCGGAATGGTCATAAACGCCGTCTGCTACGACCCCAATTTCTTTAGGCCCTACCAATATTGGTCGTCGGTCTGGTTCCGCGACTGGGAAGCGAAGGATCTGTAATGACACTCTTCGGAATTGACATCTCCAACAACAACGGCCCGAATCTGAACCTCGCGCAGGTGAAGACCGAAGGCTTCGACTTTGTGTTCTGCAAGGTCACCGAAGGCTCGTACTTCCGAGATCAGACGTGGCCCGCCTACCGCGATGCCGCGAAGTCTGCAGGGCTGATCGTCGCCGGATACCACTACCTCACAACTGATCCCATCGACGCACAGGCCGATCTCTTCCTCGATCAGCTCGGCGACCCGAACGGCGAAGTCGGCATCATGGTCGACTTCGAGATGAACGGTGGTGGGCAAGAAAACTACTGGGCATTCGTCCGAGCGATCAACGCCCGAGGCCGCGAAGTGAACCTGTCGTACGAACCTCGATGGTACTGGCAGCGCATCGGCGCGCCGCAGCTCGGCGACCTGCCCGGACTCATCCAATCGTCATACGTCAGCGGGGGCGGCTACGCGTCAGCTCTCTACCCCGGCGATGACTCGACGTACTGGGCTGGCTTCGGCGGCGACAACGTCGACATTCTGCAGTTCTCCGACCAAGGCAGCGTTGCGGGAAATTCCCTCGACGTGAACGCATTCCGTGGCACACGCGACGAACTCGCCGCACTCGTGTACGGAAAAACTGAAGGGGCGAAAGTGGCTGTACCGGAAGAACAAACACCCGTAGCGACTGAGAAATTTGTCGCTGATTTCATCAAAGGCTTCGACGGTCCGATCTACGCGACCGCAGCTGCCGTCCTGAAAGAGCTGACCGGCTCGACCATCGTCGGCGAGTTCCCCGGCTTCGAGAACGAACTCGGCGGTCGCACCGTCGTCGGATTCCTCGGCGCCCTCGGCGAAAAACTCGGCATCGAAGGCTGCCACGACCCGAAGGCTGGTGCCTGATGGTCAAGCTCGCACCCTACGCGAAAGCAGTATCGGCCGGGGTCGGTGAAGCCGTCACCGTCGGCACAGTGACCGTGTCACTTCTCAGCCTCGCACCGCCGAATCTGAAGCCCGTCGCCGTGGCATTGTCCAGTCTCGTGTTTGTCCTCGGAATCCTGAAGACGTTTCACGTCTGGCTCGTGAAGAACGAACCCGTCATCGAATCGGCTGCAGCGGCCGTCGACGAACTGATACCCGAGATCGAAGAAAGCATCGGCAAGCACGAACGCCTCAGCGTCGAACCGATCGGCGGTACATCGCCGACGACCGCGACTGTCGCGACGCCATCGCAGGGCGCAGGCTTCATCCCCGGCCCGTTCTCCCAATCGACAGTGTCTGCAGTGCAGTCGGCGATCACAGCGGCGACGGGCGTCGTGTCGGACGCCGAGCGAGCGGGCGCAGAGGCGGCGGCGAAATGGCGGGGATGACGCTCGGTATCGCCGAGCCGTTCGCGTCGTTCCTGCGACGACTACGTATCCGGCGGGGAGCATGGAAGATTGGCCGCGTCCCGCCGTGGGTACCGTTCGCGATACAGGTCGTCATGTTCGAGCAGCTGATCGTACGCGGCACCGACTACGCCCTCGGCGACTCCGATGACGTGGCAAAGTCGCTCGGCTTCGTAGAGGCAGACTTACCGCTTGTCGTGTGGGGACTGATCTTCCTCTCTGCTGCAGCACTATTCGGTGTCGGCATCACCGGACGGTGGTCGACGCTCGTGATCGCATCGCATGTACTCGCGGGCGCCGCTTATCTCGGTGTCGGATACGGACTTCTCGAAGTCGCGGCGACACGAAACTTCGACGGACTCAGAACGTCGAACGGAATTATGACAGCTGGACTCATTCACCTTCTATTCGCGGCGGGCATCGCAAACAAAGCGCAACAGGCGCGGATAAGGGGAGAACGTGGACGGCCTGCAGGCTGCACTGACTAACATCGGATTCGGCCCGCTGCCAATCAGTATCATCGTGATACTTGTTGGGATACTGACCTTTTCGACGAAAGTTGCTGAACTCGGCGGCAAACTCGCGTGGCTCGGCGCGCTCGCCCGGTGGTACCAACGCCGGAATGTGCGACGCGTCGAGCAAGACGAAGAGCTGAACCGAGTTCGCGTGCGCACAGAATCTCGCGCATACCTCGACCTCGAACGTGAACTCGGACGACTGTCCCGACAGCTTCGCGCGCAGCAGACGCGACACGATCGTGAGCTGAAAGCGCAAGACAGTCGACATCTCGAGGACATGAAAGCCATACGGGGCGAACTGAATGCAGCAACCGAGCTGAACGTCGCCCTACTTCGTTGGGCGCACACGGCACGAAACGATGCGGCACGTGTCGGGCTGATGCTATCCGGCCCGCCCGACCCGATAACTGAATAGGGGACGACATGACTGATGTTCTGATCGTTCAAGACCTGATCGACTCACTCGGTCGGGCGTACGTCTCACAGGGGCACTTCGTCGACTCTGCTGACCTCCCGGCGTGGCTTGCACGCGGCTACCGGCTCGACCTCGGCACAGCCGTCCCGAGACAGATCGCCCCGTACATTCTCCCAGCCGGGGGAGTGCCCCGAAACGATCTGTCGGCCGACGTGCAGGCGACCCTCGCCGCTGCCGACCACAACGCAGCAGTCTCGGTCGTGTCGGTGGCCGGCCGAACCGGCGCCGTCACGCTCGCCGTTACCGATATCGCCGGGGCGGCACCAACGGCGTCACCGACATTCACGGGCGTCGTCACCGTCCCCGGCCTGACTCTGGCCGGTGCAACACCCGCGACGGGGCAGGTACTCACTGCCGACTCATCGGGTGTCGGCCGGTGGGCATCGCCTGCAGCGGCGACGACCGTGACGTTCGGCGCCGTGCAGCTGGCGGGCGACCTCGGCGGCACAGCTGCAGCGCCGACCGTCCCCGGCCTGGCGAGTAAGGCGCCGACGGCATCGCCGACATTCACCGGCACAGCGACATTCGCAGTCGTCAAGGTGACGACGGGTGCAGCGGCCGGAAAGGTGCTCACGTCCGACTCGTCGGGTGTTGCGTCGTGGGCCAACCCTGCGACTGCGACATCGTCGACACCGGGCGCAGTGCAGCTGGCCGGGGATCTCGGCGGCACCGCGACCGCGCCGACCGTCCCCGCGCTCGCCACGAAAGCGGATCTCGTCGGCGGCATCATCCCGCAGGCGCAGCTGCCCGCGATCGCCGTGACCGACTTCCTCGGCGCAGTCTCGACACAGACAGCGATGCTCGCACTCGTCGGGCAACGCGGCGACTGGTGCACGCGCACCGACAAAGGCACCGACTGGCAAGTCATCGCCGAACCGTCGTCGACCCTTACGAACTGGCGAGAGAAGACATACCCGGCGAGTCCGGTGTCGAGTGTGGCGGGCCGCGTCGGTGCCGTCACCCTGTCGGTCGCCGACGTATCCGGCGCCGCGCCGACCGCATCGCCGACGTTCACAGGCGTAGTCACCACCCCGGCCGTGAAGGTCACAGGCGGCACACCCGCCGTCGGCAGTGTGCTCACATCGGACGCGTCGGGCAATGGCACGTGGACCGTCCCGGCTGCCGGTGCAGGTGACGCGTCGACGAGTGCGAAGGGTGTCGTGCAGCTGGCGGGCGACCTCGGCGGCACAGCTGCAGCGCCGACCGTCCCCGGCCTCGCGGGTAAGGCGCCGACCGCTTCGCCGACATTCACCGGCACAGTGACGATCCCGGCATTCGCCGCGTCATCGTTCGGTACGACCGGCACCCTCGCATGCGCCGGTAACGATGCTCGACTCTCCGATGCTCGCGCACCGAAGACGGGTACAGCGCCGTACGACATTTGCGTGCCGGGATTCGCGGCGACCACGACGCGAGCTGTCGGTGCTGGCGACTTCCCGATGGGAATCAAACTGCAACGCGCCGTCACCTTCACGTCCGTCACATTCCGCGGGAACACTGCAGACGCGTCGGGATCAATGGCCGTCGAACTGAGGAAGAACGGCACGCAAGTGTCGGGCACGTCGACGACGATCGCCTCCGGCTCACAGGTATCGGGCGGCACGCCGACGACCGGCACGTGGGCATTCGCGGCGGGCGACATCCTGACGGTGTACGTCACCTCGGTCGGAACGACACCGGGTACCGGACTGGTCGCAGATCTCACGGGTCTCGCATGATCTGCGTGGTCGCGAAACCGGCCGCGACAGGGTTCACGCCGTCGGGGATGACGAAGAACGGCACTTGGCTTCCCAGTTCGACCTATCCATGGGTCACAGTCCCGGCGTGGACGGCGGATGCTGGGTCGACTGTTGTCAGTGACGGAGTTACGGCGCGGGGGACGAAATCGGATGCGGTTGTCACCTCACAGGTGAGGGTTCGCAATACCGCGTCAGGCGGTAACGAGTGCGCTATGCGAATACTTGTGGGAGGTGTCGTCGTAAAGACCGGATCGGTCGTGACAATTGGGGGCGGAAGCCAGACTGTGAATCTGTCGCTCGCAACCGATCCGATATCTGTGAGCGCCGGCCAAATCGTTACCGTACAGATCCAAAGCCAATACGGGTTCCTCGAAGTCCAGGCCGGGACAGATACCTGGGTCCGTATCGACAGACAGCCTTTGGGGATGACAAAGGCCGGAAGCTGGGTTCCGACCGCAAACGGCTCATGGCTCACAGTGCCTGCATGGACCGCAGATCCGGGGGCTACGGTCTCTGGCGATGGTGTCCAGCCTCGGGATACGAAGACGAATGCTGTCGTGTCAGGGCAGCTTAGTGTGAATGTCAATACAGGTTCCTACCAAGTCAGTGTGCGACTGAAGGTCGATGGCGTAGTAGTCAAAACCATCACGGACTACCCACTGGCTGGATATGCGACTACGAATGTTCCGATCGCATCCGATCCAATGGCAGTCACCGCAGGCCAAGTCGTGACAATCGAATGCTGGTTCGTGAACTACGCGAACTACTTCACGATCCAATCCGGTGCGAACACCTACGTCCGCATCACCTAACGAAATTCCCCCACACTCAATCGTGAGTGTGGGGGAATTTTTGTCGTTTATGGGTAAGAACAGGCGACCCACCTTCCTGCGAGTGACCAGCGAGCCGATGGGCGCCTGTTCTGCGACTCACCCGAACCGTTCGCCGCGCAATGTCTATACCTCGGCGCAGTCGGCATCAAACATCAATTTCCACAGTCCATTCACAGCCCTGTGGACGAATCAGATATAACGGTCAGCCGAGCGCCGCCCGGTTCACTTCCTTGCAGAACTCTTGAACCGTCCGAACGTGCGAATCCGAGTACCCGGCGAGCACAGTTCCGTCGGCGAGAGTCACCGTCACGACATAGCCTTTCGAGTTCGGCATGCCGACGATCGCCGCGACGGGGCCGACCGGCAGTACGATCGCCCCGGCCCTCGCGCGCGCAACGGGCACATAGGTCGCATGGGCGCCGCGCACCTCATGCACGGTCGGTCGCATGTAGTCGGCTTTTTGCTCGGCAGTGACCAGTACGGCATAGTCGGGCGAAGCAGCCGATCGGTGCGTCGTCAGCACGCCGTCTGTGATGCGTAGGCCGGTGACTCGGCGGTTCCGGCTAACCGCTTTGACGTTGCTGAAGAATCCCAT